GCCCCGGCAGATGTACATCGGGAGCGGCACCTAAATGGGCAACCGGTTTGCGTCAGGCAAGAATGCGATTGCGCAGTGTGACCGCTGCGACTTTCGGTTCAAGCTCACGCAACTGCGCAAGGAAGTTATCAAGACCAAGACTTACAACCTCTTGGTCTGCCCGGTCTGCTGGGACCCCGACCAACCGCAGTTGCAGTTGGGCATGTATCCGGTTGATGACCCGCAAGGCTTGCGCAACCCGCGCCCTGATCTGAGTTATGTGCAGTCGGGCAACACGGGGCTACAAGTCGTAGACACGACGGCAACCACGCAGGACGCAGTGGGTTTCCCGAGTGAAGGCAGTCGAGACTTTCAGTGGGGTTGGAATCCGGTTGGTGGGTCGCGTGGCCCCGATGCTGGGTTGACGCCAAACTACTTGGTGTTGACGGTTCAAATTGGTACAGTCACGGTTGTGACGGCATAGGAGCGAAAAATGGCAGGCGTTAAAGAAATGCTGAAGAAGCACATGGCCAAGGGCGCTGGTGCGCACCCTGATGCCGACGTGAAGAAAATGCGGGCGGGTGGCAAGACCAACAGCGACATGCTGAAGATGGGCCGTAATCTGGCCAAGGTCGCCAATCAGAAGTCGCCCGGTTACACCTACAAGAAGTCAAATCGCGGAGGCTGACATGGCAACCTACAAGACTCCCAAGCCGGTGGCCACACCGGTTGTTGGCGCTGACGACATCAAGAAGGCGCTGCGCATGGACGTGTCCGTGGCCAACATGCACGCCAACGAATACAAGCCGACTAAGACTTCGGGTATCAAGACCCGTGGTAACGGCTGCGCTACCAAGGGCACGATGGCCAGGGGACCGATGGCGTGAACTACACGCAACTCAGCAACGCCATCCAGGCGTACACCGAGAACGTGAGCAGCGATTTCGTTGCTCAGATACCCGTTTTCGTTCAACAAGCTGAGCAGCGCATCTACAACACGGTTCAGTTCCCGTCCTTGCGTAAAAACGTCAAGGGCGTTGTGAGCATCAACAACAAGTACTTGTCGTGTCCCACGGACTTTTTGGCTGTGTACTCGATGGCAGTCATCACAGACGTTACGGGCGGTGACATTGATACCGGCACGTACGAGTACCTGTTGAACAAGGACGTGAACTTCATCCGCCAGTCGTATCCGTCCCCGCAAGATACTGGCTTGCCGCGTTACTACGCGCTGTTCGGCCCTACGGTGAATGGCAGCACCATCACGACCGAGTTGTCGTTCATTCTTGGCCCAACGCCTGACGCCAGTTACAACGTCGAGTTGCACTACTACTATTACCCGGAGTCAATCACGACGGCAAACACGTCCTGGCTTGGGGACAATTTTGACTCTGTGCTGCTGTACGGCTCGCTTGTTGAAGCCTACACCTACATGAAGGGTGAGCAGGACATGATCGCGTTGTACGACGGCAAGTACAAGGAAGCACTGGCCCTTGCCAAGCGCCTGGGTGATGGTCTGGAGCGCAGCGATGCATACCGCAGTGGCCAATCGCGTCTGGCTCCGCTGCCGCAGAATAACGGGGTCAAGTAATGCCCATCGAGCAAGGCGCGACCAATCAGTTCAAGGTGGGCTTGGCTTCTGGCCAGTTCAACTTCAGCACTGACACGTTCAAGATGGCGCTTTACACCGGGGGCGCATCTATTGGCGCCAACACGGCTGCGTATACGACCACGGGTGAGACAAGCGGCACGGGCTATACCGCAGGCGGAGAGACGCTCACAGTCAGCGTTGCCCCCACTACGGGCAGCAATCCGCAGAACACGGTGGCGTATCTATCGTTCAGTAATGTGACTTGGAACCCGGCAGCGTTTACATGCCGTGGGGCGCTGATCTACAAGGTAGGCAGCGGCAACCCTACTGTGTGCGTTCTCGACTTTGGCGGGGATAAGACTTGCACCACGTCTTTCCAAGTTCAGTTTCCCACTGCGGACAACACCAACGCAATCATAAGGATCGCATAATGGCTCTCGTTAACACCACCAAAGGCGTAATGGACGATGCTCTTCTTGAGAAAAAAGAAGGCTCCGTCGATAATGACATCGAACATACGACTTGGGTTGAATACTGGCACGAGGGCGAACTTGTCCACCGTTCGGTTCATGTTCGTTTGAAGCAATCTCCCCCGCTGTTCGCTGAAGCAGCATCCATTGTGTAAGGAAACATCATGGCAAATACACAAAGCATGTGCACCTCGTTCATGGGCGAGTTGCTTGTCGGCGGACATCAATTTGGTTCCACGACCCTGACCTCTCGTAGCAGTCTTACCAACCCTACGACGGATACGTTCAAGGCCGCGCTGTATCTGGCTTCGGCCACGGTCAACGCTTCTACGACGGTGTACTCGTCTACGGGCGAGGTGACTGGCACGAACTACACCCCTGGCGGTGTGACCATCACCAACGCCACTGGCCCTGCATCGAGCAACACGTCTTCTACGGCGGGCGTTGCGTACTGGACGCCGTCTGCTTCGATCACCTACACCAACGTCACACTGTCTACGGCGTTTGATGCAGTGCTGATCTATAACTCGACGCAAGGCAACAAGGCTGTGAGCGTGCACACGTTCGGTTCCCAGACGGTGACCGCCGGTACGTTCACCCTGACGATGCCCGCCAACACGACGACGACTGCGCTTATCCGCTTGGCTACCACCTAAAGAGGCAGGCGGCAAGTCCGCCTGAGTAGCCATGTTCGGTATATCCGCCTTCTCCGAAGCGCCGTTCTCCTCGCTTGCGGGGGGCAATGTCACGGTTGCTCTTACCGGGGTTTCGGCCTCCGGCGGAGTAGGCACGGTTGCCGAGATCAACAGCCCAACCGAAGACGGCGTTGTTGCCTATGGTGCCGTTGGATCTGTAACACAGTCCATCTCGGTTGCACTCACCGGGGTGTCTGCGTCTGGTGAAGTTGGCAGCGTCGCCCAAGACAATGTAGTTGCCATCACGGGGGTTTCTGCCTCCGGTGAGGTTGGGACAGCAGTTGCTACACCGCTGATTGCGCTTACCTCTGTTTCTGCAGAGGGGTTTGTTGGTGGAGTGGACCCATTCCCCAACCCAGAAATCCAAGAAGTTCATGCAGATGGCTACCTTGGTGCTGTTGCGTCTTCCCATGTCGTTGCCTTAACGGGCGTATCGGCGTCGGGGGCGGTGGGAAATGTTCAGTTTGCCACCCCTGTTTTCCCAACTGGCGTACAGGCAGATGGCGCAGTTGGTTCCGTATCCGCCTCTTCGCGCACGGTTGCACTCACCGGAGTCTCGGCTTCTGGCGGGGTTGGTACTGTTGCGGCAATCACGTCCGAAGGCGAAGATGGTGTTGTTGCCCACGGCCAAGTTGGGAGTGTCAGTGGTTCTCGTACGGTTGCGCTTACTGGTGTTGGCGCATCGGGCGAGGTTGGAACCGTTGTCTTCCAGCTTCAAATTACCGGCAATGAGGCAACCGGCACTGTTGGAAACGTGATAGGCGCACGCACCGTAGCACTTACGGGTGTTGGCGCAACAGGCCAAGTCGGAACGATGGGGCTGCGTTATTGGAGTCTGATTGATGACAGCGAAATCGCCGATTGGCAGAATATAGACACAGCCGAAGTTTCTGATTGGGAACTGATTACCACGGAAACATAAGGAGCAACCATGCCATTTGTAGTCGCAGATCGGGTTAAGGAAACCACAACCACCACAGGTACAGGCACAGTAACGCTTGCCGGTGCAGCCACGGGCTTCCAGTCGTTTAGTGCTATCGGTAACGGCAACAACACGTACTACACGATTGCGGGGCAGACAGGCAACGAGTGGGAGGTTGGCATCGGAACCTACACCTCATCGGGCACCACGCTGTCCCGGGATACAGTGCTGTCTTCGTCAAACAGCGGCTCTCTGGTCAACTTCAGTGCAGGTGCTAAGGACGTGTTTGTCACCTATCCGGCGGCACCGTCCGCAACCAAGGCCCGTGTCACCGGCATGGCGCTCGTTTTTGGATGATCGGAGAAATTAATGGCTGCGCCAAATATCATCAACGCCACCACCATCACAGGTAAAACTTCTGGGTTGGCGGTCACCACGTCTGCTTCTGCAATTGTCAGTAACGCAGCGAGTTCCAATAAAGTATTGAAGATCAACGCCCTGTATTGCTCTAACGTAGCGGCAAGCAATGGTTGGGTGACAGTAGATGTCTTCAAGAACGGTACGACAGCGTTTGATATCGCATATCAAATCACGGTGCCGACCAACGCCACGCTTGATGTGCTGAGTCAGCCTGTGTATCTGGAAGAGAACGACTCGCTTCGTTTGACGGCTAACGCCAATACGACCATTGAAGCCGTCTGCTCCTACGAAGACATCTCGTAATGCCTGACTTTCCCTCCACCACCAGCGCCTACGGGCGGTGGAACCTCATGGATGTGCGGGATGCGCGCATGGGGGATAACTGGCCCGGAGTGGCCGTGCTCGTCAACTACCTTGTTGTCGCGGGCGGTGGCGCGGGTGGCCCTGGTAATTATCACTCGGGTGGTGGGGGCGCGGGGGGACTGCTAAGTGGTAGTAATCAGTCTTTAACCCCGGGAACCACCTACACCATAACTGTTGGTGCAGGCGGTACAGGTAACTCCTCATACGCCACGCAAGGTGCTAACGGGAACAATTCTGCGTTTGGCGCTATAGCGTCCACTACTGGCGGCGGCGGTGCGGGCACTTACGGCAGTGAGTCTGTTGCTCCGGGAAAATCGGGCGGTTCTGGCGGCGGTGCGGGCAATAATAGTTATGGCAGTTTTTACTCGGGCGGCTCCGCAGTAAGCGGACAAGGCAGCGCGGGCGGTTCTACACAATCCGCCGGCCCCTACTACGGTTGCGGTGGCGGCGGTGGTGCAGGGGCAGTCGGCGGCAGCGGTACCAGTTCAGCCGGTGGTAATGGTGGCAGTGGTTCAGCCTCATCCATTACAGGGTCAAGCGTCACTTATGCCGGTGGCGGTGGCGGCTCGGCATACACCATAACCGGCGGCAGCGGCGGCAGTGGCGGTGGCGGCGCTGCGGGGGGCACGAATGGTACTTCTGGCACAGCAAATACTGGCGGTGGCGGAGGAGCGTCGCAGTCTCATACGGGCGGTACAGGTGGGTCTGGCGGCTCCGGTGTCGTGATCATCAGCGCTTCTCAAGCGGCATCTGCAACGACCGGTTCTCCTAGCGTTACATCTTCCGGCGGTCGCACCATCTATACGTTCACAGCCTCTGGCTCAATCACGTTCTGATCATGGCCCAATTCCCAAGCACCACATCGGCATCAGACGTTTGGAGTCTGATGGATCAGTACCGAGCGCAGGCGGGCGGGAATTGGCCCGACTCGACTTCGTATTGGGTAAGCACCCTGACCGGCGTCCCCATCGGCCTCTACGGCAGAGGTATTGCTGTTGACTCTTCCGGGAATGTCTACACAGCGGGAGGTAACCCAAGTACCGCGTTGTACGTACAAAAGTTTAACTTGACTGGCGTTCTGCAGTGGCAAAAGCAGTTGGAATACTACGCAACAGGATACGCCGTCGCTGTTGATTCGGCGTCGAACATTTATGTCTCATTCTATTATTCCAGCGGAAGCGGCGGCCTCGTAAAGTACAACCCGAGCGGCACGGTGTTGTGGCAACGGCAACTTGCTTCGGCCTATGCGGGATACGACTACGCTTACGGCATATCTACCGACTCTTCAAACAACGTCTACATTACCGGTGTCACATATAACGGCTCCAAGTATTTGCAACTGATAGCCAAGTATGACGCCAACGGCAATATTCAGTGGCAAAGAACGCTTTCCACCACGAGCGGAAATGATGCTATCGCATATAGTGTAAAGGTTTCTTCTGCCGGAAACGTGTACACGGTCGGGTACAGCATTCAGTCCGGGACGTTTGATGTCCAAGTCGCAAAATACGATACCTTCGGCACCATTCAGTGGCAGAGGAGCATGGACTCTACGACGGAATGGGGGCGTTCTGTTGCTATAGATTCGTCAGAGAACGTCTATGTTTTTGGCGAAGGATATAACCCTTTTGCCTGCTTTATTCTGGCGAAATTCAATTCCAGCGGCACGCTCCAATGGTCGCGAACTCTGACCACGGGCACCACAAAGACTGCGCTTGGAGCCACCGTGGATTCAGCGGGTAACGTGTACGTAACGGGCTTTGATTATTCGACGCCTGGCATTCAGGTGCTTGCAAAGTACAACGATAGCGGCGTCATTCAATGGCAGCGGAGCTTTAGCAACTTGCGTGTCAGCAGTGCTTCATATAACAATTTGGCAATTGATTCCGCAGGCGTTTTACATTTAATCGCGCAGGCCAACATTGGTGGCACCGCCGCAGCAAATAACTCTGCAGTGATTTGGAAACTTCCGTCGAACGGTGGCAAGACGGGCTCGTATGCGGTTGGCTCGTTCTCAAGCACTTACGCCGCCAGTTCATTGACAGATGCTGCGGGCTCATTCACTGCCACAGCGTCGGGTCTGACTTCATCAGCGTCTTCGCTGACAGACACCGCGACGTCGTTTACGTCGTCAGACTCCACTCTCACCTCAACAACAGCATCCCTATGAGCGCATACATCAAACTCTCCACGCTTGAGTACCCTCGCCATATCGGGGATATCGAGGTTGATCCGGCAGGCATGGCGGACTACGCGCCCGTCGAGTGGGTTGACCCACCGAGTTTCAATCGGGATACTGAGCGGCTGTATGAGGGTGCTCCCGTGCAGCAAGACGGCCAGTGGCGTATGAACTGGGTTGTCGCGCAGATTCCTGCGGATGAGATGGCGACAAAGGTCCGTAAGCAGCGCGACGCTAAGTTGGCCGCGACTGACTGGACTCAGCTTGCTGACTCCCCTGCGGATAAGGCGGTATGGGCAACGTACCGTCAAGCACTTCGGGATGTGCCTTCACAGCCGGGGTTCCCTTGGAACGTGCAGTGGCCTACGCAGCCGGAGTAACGCATGGCTCAGTTCCCGTCCCAATCCTCTGCGTCAGGCATCTGGACGCTGAAGAAACAGAAGCGTGCAGAGCAAGGCGATAACTGGCCACCGCTGATTCTTCCCGATCCATACTTTGAGTACGTCACGATGCTGCTCCCAGGAGACGGCACCAACGGGGCGCAGAACAACACGTTCCTCGACAGCAGCACCAACAACTTCACCATCACCCGCAACGGCAACACGAGCCAGGGCACCTTTGCGCCGTATGGGAGCAACTGGGGTAATTATTTTGACGGAACCGGAGATTGGCTATCTTCGCCTACTAATTCGGCATTTGAGTTTGGTTCTGGAAACTTTACGATTGAGTATTGGTTTTATGTCAATCGTATACCGTCTGGCTCGGCAGTCGGTTTATTGAGTAAACGAGCAGACGAATCGATTTACGCTCCGTTCAATATGTTTTTGTCTGCAGGCGGGGTGTTAAACTTATATATGTCAACTTCTGGTAGTAACTGGGAAGTTGGCCCGCTTTCTACTACAGCTTTGGCAACTGGAACTTGGTATCATGTTGCTGTAACTCGTTCTAGCAACACCGTATATATGTTCTTGAACGGAACTTCGGTCGGTTCCACCGGAACGCTTAGCGGAGCGTTAGTGACAAATTCGGCGGCATTGACAATTGGAGCAAACAGCGAATCCCCCGCTTCTACAACCAGACTCAACGGCTATATCTCCAATCTTCGGTTTGTTAAAGGCACCGCTCTTTATACTGCCAACTTCACCGTACCAACTTCACCGCTCACCGCTGTCACTAATACCTCGCTGCTGACCTGCCAAAGCAATCGCTTTATCGACAATAGCACCAACGCACTAACCATCACGCGCAACGGCGATGTGAGCATCCAACGCTTCAGCCCGTTCTCTCCGACTGCGCCCTATGCCGCAGGCACTGATGGCGGGAGTGGTTACTTTGATGGGAGTGGGGATTCGCTGACCACTAGCAGTCTGCCATCTTTCAATGGAGACTTTGATATTGAATTTTGGGTTTATTCAACCGCTATTAGCACACCGTTTTATTTGTACAGAAGCGGTGATGCATACCCACTTGTAAGCATACAAGTTTCTTTTAGTTCTGCGTTGCGTGCCGATGTTTCAACAGATGGGGCGACATCCACAACCTTGACCCATCAAAGTACAGCCGTGGCGGGACAATGGAATCATGTTGCGTTGACGCGCTCAGGAACTACAGTTCGTCTATTTTTGAACGGCGTAGTGTCCAGTTCCACAATAACTGTGTCTGGAGCGATATCAACAACAAGCGCTGTAACTTACCTTGGTACCGGCGCGGCATTGCTTACTGGCTACCTTAGTAATTTGCGCGTTGTTCAAGGTTCTGCTGTCTATACAAGTAGTTTCACACCCCCTTCTTCGCCTGTCACAGCAATTACCAACACTAGCCTCCTGCTGAACTTCACCAACGCAGGCATCATCGACAACGCGATGATGAACAACCTTGAAACGGTTGGCGCTACGCAAATCAGCACCGCGCAGAGCAAGTTCGGTGGGGCGTCGATGTTGTTTGATGGCACGGGTGATGTGTGTGTAACAGCAAACGCGCCCTGGATGAACTTTGGCACGGGTAATTGGACGATTGAGTTTTGGGTATACGCAAACAACACCAGTCGAGCGGATGTTGTATCAAAAGGCTCAAGCAGCACATTTAACCCGTACGTTGTTCAGTTATCCGGTGGTCAAATAAATGTGTATTTAAGCGACAACGGGGCTGGTTTTTCGCTCGTAGTTAACTCTTCTGGATCAGCATACACCGTTGGGAGTTGGGTTCATGTTGCTGTTGTCCGTAACGGAAACACAGTAACCATTTACTCAAACGGGACTAATGTTGGGTCTGGCAGTTATACGGGGTCGCCCGCTGTGACTACAGACCCCCTATCCATCGGCGGCGCATCGAATGCGGCGTTCTCGCTCAACGGATACATCGACGACCTCCGCATCACCAAGGGCTATGCCCGGTACACCGCCAACTTCACGCCGCCGACCACGGCATTCCCGCTTCTCTGAGGATGACCATGCTTTACTCCAAGAACGGCTCTATCCCCAAGACTGAGACTGACGGCACCGAAGGGTGGATCGAAGTCGAGGTAGCCCCGACTCCCGGCGAAGGTCAGGAGGTGGTGTGGTGGTTCCCGCCCGGATGGGTGGTGCGGCCTGTGTGCCCCAACGAACCCGGCATGGTCTACAACTGGAGCCAGTCAGAGCAGAAGTGGATGGCCGCGCCCGTGGAAGAAGTGCTACCTGTGGTTGAGGTCAACCTTGGCGGAGATATTATCTTTGCCGGAAGTTCTGCTGACACTATTACGGTGGGCAGCAATAGCGGCAGCATTACCATCTGAGGAGAAATGCGTGGCCCACTTTGCTGAGATCGGTCTGAACAACACGGTGCTTCGCGTCATCGTCGTGCACAACAACGAACTTCTTGATGAGCACGGTGTTGAGCAGGAAGCCAAGGGCGCAGAGTTCTGCCGCAATCTGTTTGGCGGCACCTGGGTGCAAACGTCATACAACGGCAACAAGCGCAAGAACTACGCGGGTCAGGGTTTCACCTACGACAGCACCCGCGATGCGTTCATCCCGCCCAAGCCGTTTGCTTCTTGGCTGCTGAACGAGGATACTTGTCAGTGGTATGCGCCCGTTCCGTTCCCCACGGACATTGGGACGCCTGAAGCGCTCAAGCGTTATGTCTGGAATGAAGACGCCCAACAGTGGGACTTGTTGGCGTAAGGAGACTTGAATGACCACCGCGTACACCTCCCTGCTCGGTCTGGCGCTGCCAGTCACGGGCGAACTGTCGGGCACCTGGGGTGACACCGTCAACAACTACATCACGTCGTACCTCGACGCTTCGGTGGCCGGTGCGCTGACAGTCAACGCCGACACCACGCTGACCAAGACTACGGGCACATCGCTAGGCTCCACGTCTTCTCAGTACGCCATCATCATCGCGTCGGGGCATGTAGCCAACATCACCGTTACCGCCCCGGCGGCGAGTAAAACCTATGTGGTGATCAACACCTCCGGCACGTACACGGTCAAGATTCGTGGCGCAGGCCCGACCACGGGCGTCACTGTTGGTGTCAGTGAGAATGCAATCGTTGCTTGGAACGGCAGCGATTTTGTAAAGCTGTCTTCAAGCATCGGGATTTCTTCGGTCGCAGTGGCATCGTCCAACGGGCTTGCCGGTACAAGCAGCGGCGGATCAACTCCCACGCTTACGCTGTCCACCACGGTCAACGGGCTTGTCAAAGGTAATGGCACAGCGCTTAGCGCCGCCACTGCGGGTACGGACTATGTCGCTCCTGGCACAGCCACAAACTTTACGGCTAAGCAGACCTTTACCGGCAGCACCAGTACGCTTGGCACCAAGTTGCTCAACGCTATTGAGGCCGTTACTGTCAGTGCCACTGCCGCAACAGGAACGATTAACTACGACTTGACGACACAGTCCGTCGTCTACTACACGACGAACGCATCTGGAAACTGGACGGTCAACTTCCGAGCATCAAGCGGCACAAGCCTAAATACCGCACTGGCTGTTGGCGAGTCTGTAACCGCCGCGTTTCTTGTCACTCAAGGCAGCACCGCATACTACAACAACGTCATACAAGTGGACGGCGTCTCGGTAACACCTAAGTGGCAGAACGGCAACACGCCAATTTCAGGTAACGCAAACGGCATTGATGTGTACTCATACACAATAATCAAGACAGCTTCGGCCACGTTCACCGTACTTGCGTCTCAAACGAGGTTTGCTTGATATGCCAGTAATAAGCACTCGCGGCGTGGCGTCGGCAAAAGCCTTGGGCTTTTTGTCTGGTGGCACCGCAACCACCGTATCGTTTTTCACAACGAGTTCGTGGACAGCCCCGGCAGGCGTTACGAATGTTCGCGCAGTGCTTATTGGGCAACCCGTAATCCCGGCCTATTGGGATTATCCGCTTATTGGCCCTCGTGGAGAGTACACAAGTTCAACACCGCCTACACAGGCCAGTGTTGATAACGGTATCGCCGCTTGGGTGGCTAACGCCACTCCCGTATTTGATGTGGGTGCCCCCGGGGTACGCACAATATCAGGTGCTGTAGGTCAAACATCGTGGCTGCTCAGTAACGGCGACACAACGCTTATAGCGGACAATGTGACGTTTTATGGCCCTACGTACACGATTCGCGGTACGTTTGCAGGAACCACTTTTTATCCTGCGCAGATAAACACCTCTTTCAAAACCTTCTTCGCTTATAACTCCAGTAACGGTATCGAGGTGTACCGCGACGCACAAGACGGTGGGGCAACAATCATGTTTGGCTCATCTGCGGCAGGCGGTATAGCCCCGAGCGGTTCTCCGACAACAATAGTTTTGGCAAGCCAAGCTGTTGTTCCAGGCACAGCTTACAGCGTGATTGTTCCCTCAACCTACACATCAGTTTTCGGCACCATAAGCGGGAGCGTGACGCTTACTTACGTCACTCCGTAGGTCGGGCATGCATAGCTAACAGGAGTTTGATTGTGGAAGAGTCAGTTGAAGTCCGCGTGGCGGTGCATGAAGCAGTCTGCGCCCAACGGTACGAGGCTATTGAGAAGCGTCTTGACGACGGCAGCAGGCGTATGAGCCGCATCGAAATCTGGCTGTACATCACGCTAGGCGCGGTCCTGCTCGGCCCTGGCGCAATGGCAGAAGTGGTGAAGAAACTTCTAGGGTTGTGACATGGCATGGTCAGATGTTCTCAAAGCAGTCATTCCCATCGTGGTGGCCGCACTGGCGTGGCTACTCGGTCAAGTGGCATCCTTCTCCGAGCGTCTGACCAAGATTGAGGGGCAGATGCCCGCGCTCATCACCAAGGAAGGCGTGCCCACCGACAGCCCAATCAGCGCAGAACGCAGGGCGATCCTGAAAGAGCAACTGATGGCGCACATCAACGAGTTGCAAGTCAAGGTCAGGCTGCTTGAGGAACGCGAGCGCATCGCCAAGGGGAACAAGTAGTGTATGGAACCGATAACCGGCATTCTCGCGGCAGTATCAGCGGCGAATGCTGCATTTGGGGCCGTTAAGAAACTCGTCGCCACAGGCCGCGAGATTCAGGACGTTGCCGGTCAGATTGGTAAGTGGTACGGCGCTTTCGGGGACTTCAACCGCCTAGCCAACGAGAAGGCCAACAAGAAGCCCTCTGTCTTTAAGCGCCTGTTGCACGACGGCAGTATCGAGCAGGAAGCCTTGCAGATCACGATGCACAAGCAGGCGTTGGTCAAGCAGGAGTACGAACTGAAGTTGTTGATCATCGCTCACTACGGTGAGAACGTGTACAACGAGATGATCATGGAGCGCATCCGACTCAAGAAGGAGCGCGAGAAGAAAGACCGAGAGCACCGCCTGCGGCAGCAGGAGTTCATGCTCAACGCCAAGTACGGCGCAGCGATTGCCTTCGTGGCAACCGCCCTGATCGCGGTGGGTTACTACTTAATCGACAAGGCACAGCAATGAGTTTCAGGAAGCCGCCGGAGGGTGCAAGCCGTTCAGAGAGGGAGGCCCATGTCAAGGCTCTTGCTGCGGTTTCTATTAGCCTGCTTGCTCTACTCCTTGCTGTTACAAATTACTTTGCCGGAAGGAACTCATCTGCGGTTCTCAACGGAACCATAGAGTCCAACAACCTGTGGGCGTGGTATCAGGCCAAGAATGTTCGGGCGACCATCTACGAGGTCACCAACAACGAGCAGAAGGCCACGAAGCAACGCGCCGACATGGACGAGATCATGGAAAAGGCCCGTGCGGCTGAAGCCAAGCGCGATGCTGCCAAGGCCAAGTCTTCCTACTACTCCTACTCCGGCATGGCACTGCAACTGGCCATCGTCCTGTCCTCTGCGGCCATCCTGGCCGTCACCCTGAGCCTGTTCTATGCCTCCATCGGCGTGGGGGCGGTTGGGGTGCTTCTGTTTTTCTTTGCTCTAGGAGCCTGAGATGCTGTCGCTTCTTTCCACCCTCGGGGGCTTGCTGCTCTCGGGCCTGCCCAAATTGCTTGAATACTTCCAGAACAAGGCAGATCAAGCCCATGAACTGAAGTTGGCTCAGGTTCAGACCGAGCGCGAACTTCAACTGGCAGCGGCAGGTTTTGCAGCCCAGGCCCGGATGGAGGAGATTCGCACCGAGCAGGTGGCGATGGAGACTGACGCCCGGATGACCGAGGCTGCTCTGGCGCACGACCAGAAGATCATGGACAAGGCTTCCCGGTGGGTGGTGAACTACACCGGCACCGTCCGGCCTACGGTTACCTACATCTTCGTGTTTGAGTTGGTGGCCATCAACGCCTTCATGGCGTGGTACCTGTGGAACCATCCGACGCTCATTCAGAGCATGGACGACATCATCCTGTACTCTGACCTGATCTTCTCTGCCGACGAGATGGCGATCCTCGGGGGCATCATCGGCTACTGGTTCGGTTCTCGCCAGTGGAGTAAGAAGTGAAACTGAGCAAGGCGGGCGAAGACCTCATGCACAAGTATGAGGGGTTTAGGAGTAAACCCTACCTTTGCCCTGCCCACATCTGGACGATTGGCTACGGCCACGTCTTGTACCAAGAGCAGATTAGGCTCCCGGTCATCCGCAAGGAAGGCTACACCGGGATGCTCCGCAACGAGTTCCCCCTGAAGCCGGAGGACAGCCGTGTCTGGACCAAGACGGAGATCGACGAACTATTCCGTGATGATGTCGGGACTTTTGAACGCGGTGTTCTTCGACTTGTTCCCGGCGTATCTGGCCGTCAAGGCAGCTTTGACGCTCTGGTCAGTTTTGCCTTTAATGCAGGGCTAGGCAACCTTCAGCGCAGTCAGATCAGGATGCGGGCCAACCGGGACGACTGGAACGGGGCGGCAGACGCCTTCCGCCAGTGGACGATGGGCGGCGGCAAAGTCCTGCCGGGTCTGGTAAAACGCCGTGAAGCAGAGATTGCCCTTTTCTTGTCTTGACACGAGAATACGGTTATGCCACTCCAGAAAATCCTGTTCAAGCCCGGAGTGAACCGCGAGAACACGCGGTACACGACTGAGGGCGGTTGGTATGAGTGCGACAAGGTGCGCTTTCGCCAAGGCAATCCCGAGATCATTGGTGGGTGGGAGCGCATTTCTTCTAGCACTTTTCTTGGCTTGTGCCGCTCTTTGTGGAACTGGGTGACGCTTGGTAACCTGAACCTTGTTGGCGTTGGCACCAACCTGAAGTTCTATATTGAGCGGGGCGGCGCGTATAACGACGTCACCCCGATTCGCGCTACCACAACACTGCCTGCCAACCCATTTACCGGAAACGGCACCACTACGGTGGTGGTCAACGCGCCTGCTCATGGCGCAAATAACAACGACTTCGTGACTTTCAGCGGTGTGACGGGCACCTACGCTACGTTGCTCAACGCCGAGTACCAGATCACCTATATCGACGCAAACTCCTACAGCATCACCACGGCTTCTGTTGTAGCGGCGGGCACCACGGGCGGCTCGGCAGTCTCGGCTGCATACCAGATCAATACCGGTCCTGCTGTAGTTGTACCACTTAACGGATGGGGTGCCGGTGGTTGGAGTGAGGGAGCGTGGGGTGTTGGTGGTACGTCTAATACGTCTATCCGACTCTGGAGCCAGAGCAACTGGGGGGAAGACCTGATCTTTGGTCCACGCGGCGGCGGTGTGTACTACTGGGATGCCACGACGGGCCTGGGTGTGCGCGGCTACAACTTGGCAACCGCTGTCGGTTCGTCCGATGTCCCCACGGTGCAGAACACGCTGTTTGTGTCCGATACCAACCGCTTTGTGTTTGCATTCGGCTGCAACGACTACGGCTCCTCAACGCTTGATCCGATGCTGATCCGGTGGTCGGCACAAGAAGACGCCACCAACTGGACGCCTGCGGCCACCAACCAAGCCGGTAGCATTCGCCTGTCTCACGGGTCTGAGATCGTAACGGTTATCCAGGCGCGGCAGGAAATCGTGGCGTTCACGGACTCGTCCATTTACTCGTTGCAGTATTTGGAGCCGCCGGTTGTCTGGGGCAGTCAGCTTCTGGGTGACAACATTTCCATCGTGGGGCCGAACGCTGTTGCGATTGCGTCTGGCGTTGTGTACTGGATGGGTGTGGATAAGTTCTACGCCTACGACGGTCGAGTGCAAACGCTCAACTGTGATCTGCGGCGCTACATCTTCCAAGACTTCAACCCGTTGCAGTCGGCACAAGTTTTTGCAGGGACAAACGAAGGCTTCAATGAAGTCTGGTGGTTCTACTGTTCAGCAAATTCAAACGATGCCCGCGTAGACCGCTACGTCATCTACAACTACGTCGAGAAGATTTGGTACTACGGCACGCTAGGACGCACGGCGTGGCTTGACTCCGGCTTGCGCGACTATCCGTTTGCGGCGACCTACAGCAACAACCTTGTTAACCACGAGAACGGCCTGAACGACAACGAAACGGGTACGGCTATCCCAATCGCAGCCAACATCTCTTCGTCGGAGTTCGACATCGGTGATGGCCACAACTTCGGGTTTGTCTGGCGCATACTGCCTGACCTGACTTTCAGCAACTCAACGGCCAACACGCCCACCGTCACCATGACGCTGTACGGGCTGTACAACTCGGGCTCAGGTAGTGTTGATAACGCAGGTCAAAACGTCGTCAAGGGCACCACATACAACATCACCGAAGAGTTCACCGGGCAGATTTACACCCGTGTGCGCGGGCGCCAGATGATTTTCAAGATCAACTCAAACCAACTCGACACAGCGTGGCAGTTGGGCGCGCCTCGAATCGATATTCGTCCTGACGGCAGGCGCTGACCATGACATTTCTCATCGAAGATGCAACCGTACCTGCGCCGCCAAACCTACCTCTGGCCCCAACGGCGTACGAGTCGCGGTACCACGAGCAGTTCAACAACGTCCTGCGTCTGTACTTCAACCGCCTTAACGCACTGCTGAACAAGATCGTGGCTACAACCTCACCCATCCCAGTCTCAATCGGCGGCACCAACGTAGACGCCTTTGGGCGGGTGCGGGTCAGTCAGCCCTACACGCTCTTTGACTCTCAGCAACGTTACGCTGCAGACAATCAGTTCGACACAAGCACGGTCAACGGCGCATCCACCACATTCCTGAGCAACGAGTCCTCTGTGCTGATGTCGGTGGACAGCACCACCAACTCCGAGGCAGTGCGGCAGACGTTCCGCTCCATGTCCTACCAACCGGGCAAGGGCCTGTTGGTGCTTGCCACCTTCGCCATGAACACGCCCACGGCCAACATCCGGCAGCGTGTGGGGTACTTCAACACCCAGAACGGCGTGTTCTTCCAGGCCAACGGCACCACGCTGTCGATGGTCATGCGCTCTGACTCTCTGCCCACGCCGGGAACGCCGAGCGATATCCGCACCGTCAACCAAGCCGACTGGAACGGGGACAAGTTAAACGGTACCGGGGCATCAGGCTACACGCTTGACGTATCAAAGACGCAGATTTTCTGGTGTGACTTCGAGTGGTTGGGCGTGGGCTCGGTGCGTACTGGGTTCGTGATCAATGGCCAGTACATCGTCTGCCACACGTTCAACAACGCCAACGACATCAGTTCGGTCTACATGACCACGGCCATTCTGCCGGTGCGCTACGAGATCAAGAACCTGTCCAACCTCACCACCGCGAGCATGAAGCACATCTGCTCGACGGTCATCTCTGAGGGCGGCTACGAGCAATATTCTCCGAGCCATTTGGCGCGGCGCACGACCAGACTCAGCAACATCCAACTGACGTTCAAGCCGGTGGTGTCGATCCGTCTGGCGTCTACGGCGCTTGGTGCGGTGGTGCTCCCTGGCCGGATGCAGTTGCTTCCCATCACGAGCCAAAACTATGAAGTGGGCCTGTTCTTGAACGGAACGCTGACCGGCGCTTCTTGGTCTGCCGTCTCATCTGACGCCAACGTGGAGATGGATACCTCTGCCACAGCCATAACGGGCGGCACCCTGGTGCAGACAGACTACGTGTCCTCAAGCGGCTCGGGCGGTACTCAGCCTCTGGTTGATCCGGCGGGCTATAACTGGGCTTTGCAGTTGGGCGTGTCCTTGGCCGGAGCCAGTGACGTCTTGACGCTTGCCATCCGCACGGTGGATTCTGCAACTCCGCAGGGCGACTGCTACGGCACTATCGCTTTCTGGGACTTGACCCAATAAAATGACTCAAACCATATCCAAGGGGCGCACATGAGCCTTGCCGTACTAGCCGATCACATGGCATCCAAGGGTCGCAACGGCGACACGATGCTGGTGCACATGTCCCCCGAAGAAGTCCAAGGGCTGCATGCACTTGCACTGTCTCAAGGCGGCGCACTGACCATCAACCCGGAAACGGGCCTGCCGGAAGCCTTCAGTCTCAAGAGTCTGCTCAAGTCGGTGCTCCCGATGGTGGCGGGCTTCGCGCTTGGCCCCGCCGGGTTCGGCATCATGAGTTCGCTTGGCGCGGCAGCAACCGTTGGTGGCATCACCGGCTTGGCTACGGGCAGTCTTCAGAAGGGCATCATGGCCGGTCTGGGCGCTTATGGCGGCTCGGAGCTTGCCGGGGCTTTGGTAGGTGGTAGCAGCGCAGGCGCTACGGCAGCGGCGGGGGATGCCGTTGCTAAATTAAATGCTGCTGCTGATGCGGGCATGGCGTTTCCTGTAACTAGTGAAGCCGCACAGCAAGCCGCCACTAAAGCCTACGCTGACTTTGCCGCTAAGCCGTTCATGGATCAGGCAGCGGGCAGCTTTACCGCGCTTAAAAATGCGCCGGGTGGGATGTTCGGTGGCTTGGGTGCGATTGCAAAACCCGCCATGATGGCAGCAGCCCCGATCATGGCTGATGCGATGGTGCCTACTGCTACTGGAATGCCCGGTGCAGGTGCAACGCCCTATCCTTTCCGCATCCGCCCGATGGCGTTCAATCAGTATGGCCAGACGCTTGAGCAGTTGCCGATGATTTCCGCTACGGGTTATCAGCAACCTCCTGGCGGCGCGAGTGGCGGTATCGTGGCGCTTGCTGCGGGCGGAGCCTCTAAGCCTTTGTCGCCCGAAGAGTTTAAGCAGATGATCTACGAAGGTGGCGCAGATCACGGAGTTGCCACCCAGCGCGGTCTTGACTACATCACGTCAAAGACCAACATGAACCCCACGCAGGCAACAGAGTTCTGGAACAAGGCATTGGGCACCAAGTTCACTGAGGGTGACTACTTCCGCGTCATGAAGGAGTACGACAAAGACCCGTACTACTACGAGAAGAAGTTCCCAACAACTCCAGGCCCAGTCACGGGTGGCGGTGTTACCTCTGGCACCTCTACGCAAGTGGGTGGCGGACAGCCTATTGTGGTGTCTCCCATCGGCAAAGAAACAATCCCAGGCTACAAAGGCGAAGACAAAATCTACGGTGGTGATATCACCATTCCGAAGTATGTCGCGCCTGATTTGGGAACCCCCGGCAAAGCCACACAGACTGGCGAAACGATTGCCGATATCCGCAAGGAGTACAAGGGCACGGTTGAGATGCCCACCCTTAAAGACTTCAAACCCACGGTCACGGGCGGCAGCAAGGCTGCTTATGACTACCTAATGGGTCAGGGTGCATACCCGCTCAATCCGGTCATTCCCGGCGGTGGCCCCATCATGAAGCCCTATGCCGAGTCGGTTGGCATGGTGCAGCCTGGGTTCTATGGACGGCAAGGTACGTTTGACGACGCGGGCGGCTTTACGCCTACGCCTCGCGTGGCCCCCGGCTCTGGTGGAACGGAACAGGCTGGTGGTACAACGGGTGGCACAACGGGTGGCACAGGTATTGTGTACGGGCCGAACGGCGCTCCTTACGCCAATGCTGCCGCAGCCATTGCTGCGGGCGTCAGAAACTACAGCTTCAATCCGCCTTTTTCAACCACCAACACCTCTGGTACCGGCACGCCTATTACCGACTTCCTCTTTGGTACGCAGGATGCAAGCAAGGTGCCCGTTGAGGACCGCACCATAAATCGCCTGCCCGAGCGTCAGGTTGATGTCAGTACGTACGACCCCGCCGCTTATGACTACGATGTCGGCAGCGGTGATCAATACACCGAAGACGAAAAGGCGATGATGGCCGGTATGCGCAGAGGCGGTCTTGCCGATGTCGCTGCTGCCGGTGCAGCACGCGGTGGCCAATTCAATCTGGGCGGTTACTCCGATGGCGGGCGCTTGCTTCGCGGCCCCGGTGACGGCGTATCTGACAGCATCCCCGCTACGATTGGAAACCGTCAACCCGCGCGGCTTGCCGATGGTGAGTTTGTGATTCCGGCAAGGATTGTTTCTGAGATCGGCAACGGCTCAACTGAGGCCGGAGCACGTAAGCTCTACGCAATGATGGATCGTGTGCAACGCGCACGCGCTAAAACAACTGGTAAGGGCAAGGTGGCTAAGAACACCCGCGCCGACAAGTACCTGCCCGCATAAGGAAGCATCATGGCTACTGCCCCTACCCCAACGCAAGTTACCCAGTACCAGACCGGGTTTGCCCCGCAGATCGCCCCCTACGCCGAGCGCATGCTCGGCGCGATGGAAGGCAGCGTCTTCCAGTATGAGCGGGACGCGCAGGGCAACATCGTCATGGACGCCTCTGGGATGCCCAAGATCAAGGGCTTCCAACCGTACCAACAGTACCAAGGCGAACGTGTTGCTCAGTTCTCTCCGCTGCAACAGCAAGCGATGGCGCAGGCCGGTATCTTGGCTCCGGCAGGTCAACTTGCAGACGCCTCTGGTATCGCCGGTCTGGCCGCACAACGCGCACTGGGCTACGGTTATACCCCCGGGCAAGCAACCAATCAGTTTGTTGCGCCTGAGCAGTTTCAGCCGTCGTCGTTTGAGCGTCCGGGCGTCAGTACCCGCGACCTCACCCGTTATGAGATGGGTCCGGTTAAGGATGTCGGCTACCGCGAACTCACGGCTCCGCAGATGCAGGCGGCGCAAACAACGTACGCGCCGGAGGTGCGGGCTGCTGAGATGCAAGCCTCACTTGCCGCTGCTGCACCCACGGTTACTGCTGAGCGAATCCAAGCCGCCAAGGTTGAGGGCGCACCGTCTGCCATCGAGTCTCGCGCTATTCAAGCCGCGCAAAGCCAGTATCGGCCTGACTTGCAGACCTTCCAGATGGGGCCGTACGAGCGCGTGCAGGCCGGATCGTTTGTTGGTCCGCAGACCGCGTCCATGTATATGTCGCCGTACATGCAGAACGTGTTGGACATCCAGCAGCGTGAAGCAACCCGGCAGGCTGACATTGCCCGCGAGAGCCGCAGTGCTCGATACGCCAAGGCAGGCGCGTTTGGTGGTGCGCGGCAAGCGATTGAAGAAGCTGAGGCCGCACGCAACCTGGGCACGCTCAAGAGCGACATTCAAGCCAAGGGCTTGCAGTCTGCGTACGAGATGGCGCAACAGCAGTTCAACGCTGAGCAACAGGCCAAACTCGCTGCGGCACAGGCCAATCAACAGGCCGGTCTGACCACGGGCATTCAGAACCTTGCCGCTGCGCTTGGGGTGCAGCAGTTGGGCGCTGGCCAGAAGTTGCAGGTTGAGATGGCTAACCTGACCAACGAGCAGCAGTCTCGGGTGCAGAACGAAGCCAATCGCCTACAGGCGCAGGGCATGACGGCGCAGAACGCCATGCAAGTGGCACTGGCCAATCATCAGGCGCAGCAGCAGTCGAACGTGCAGAATGCAGCCAACGCTCTTCAGGCGTCTGGCATGTCTGCACAGATGGCACAGCAGACGGCACTCGCCAATCAGCAAGCGCAGCAGCAGGCTGCTTTGCAGAACCAACAAGCACAGATGCAAGCCCAACAGTTGGGTGTGCAGACGGGTCTGCAAACATCGCTTGCCAACCTCAACGCTGCTCAACAGGCCGCAGTGCAGAACCAAGCTGCACAACTGCAAGCGCAGGGCATGACGGCACAGCAGGCGATGCAGGCTGCATTGGCGAATCAGCAAGCAGGGTTGACCATCGGTCAGCAAAACCTGGGTGCCGCGCTGGGCACGCAGCAACTGGGCGCTCAGCAAGACCTCCAAGCGCAACTGGCGAACCAACAGGCAGCGATGAATGCACAGCAGTTGGCTGAGCAGTCTAAGCAGTTTGGGTTCGGTCAAGCCATGCAGGCCGCAGGACTGGGCGCTCAGTACGGTCAGGCCGCACAGCAACTCAACGAGCAGTCAGCCCAGTTTGGCGCAGGTTTAGGTCTACAGGGTTTGCAGACGGCGATGACAGGTGCTCAACAGTTGGGCAACTTGGGTCAGGCGCAGTTTGGTCAGCAGTTGGCTGCAACAAACCTTCAGAGTCAGTTGGGCACGCAGCAACAGCAGCAGGCTCAGAACATTCTGAACAACCAGTACCAAGATTTCCTGAACTACCAGAACCAACCGTACAAGCAACTGGGCTTCATGTCTGACATCCTGCGCGGATCACCTTTGTCGCAAACCGGCGCGGCTATTTATCAGCAACCACCCTCAATGCTTGGTCAAGTTGCGGGCGCTGGTATTGCGGCTAGAGGACTTGGCTTATTTGCGGGTGGGGGGATGGTTGGCCGTCCTGCTGGCCTGAATGAGTTGGCTATCTATAACATGGGTCGTTGATCATGCTGAACGTCAATCAACTCACTGAGCAACTGCGCATGATGCCGGATCAGGCACTGCAACGCATGGCGCAGATGTACAAGAATGACCCATATATCTTGCCGATGGTCATCTCTGAGGACACTTCGCGCAAAAAGATGCGCCAAGCTGCGCAAGCTCAGATGGCACAGCCTCAGCCCAAGGTGGTCGATAAAGCGCTTGCTGCGATGGGTACCCCTCCGCAGCCCGCACCGGGCATCGCCGGGTTGCAGGCACCCAACATGGAGGGCATGGCTGACGGCGGGATTGCAGGCTACGCCGAAGGTGGTGTAGCCGATAGCGCAGAGGACTCGTTCTCTCGCGGCGGCATGTTTGACTTCACTCAGCGCAGTGAGCCTGTCGTGCGCATGGCCGATGGTGGGGTGGCGCGGTACCAAAAGGGCGGGGACGTTAAGTCTCGCTTTGTCGAGCAGTACCGCGACGTGGCAGAAAAGGTCGGCACTGAGCTTGGCGTTGATCCTGACATCATCCTGTCTCAGTGGGGCCTTGAGTCTGGCTGGGGCACCAAGACGATTGGTCAATACAACCTGGGCAACATCAAGGACGTGACCGGCAAGGGCAAAAAAGCCTTTGACAAATTGGAAGGCAGCGAAGCTGCCTACAAGAGTTACAAGTCGCCTGAAGATTTTGCGCGGGACTACACGAGCTTGGTTAAGCGCAACTTCCCCAACGCTGTCGGCGCAGGTCGCGATCTTGGCGCATTCACAGAAGGTTTGTCTTCTGGCAGGATTGGCACGTACGCCACTGACCCGGACTATGGCAAGAAGTTGGCCGCTACGCTCACCAGTTTGGTTCCCGTTGGATCGGCCCAGGCTGCACAGGCGGCTTCTGCACAAGCGGTTTCCGGTGCGCAAATCCCTGGCCAAGCGGTTCAGGCGCCGCCTGCCGTGCCCGAAGGCTTCTTTAGCCGGATGGGCTCCAGTCTCGGTATGTCCGAGGAAACCAAGCGTAACCTTGGCAACATCCTGATGGCACCCACGCCTATGGCAGCGGTGACCGCTCCGGGCAAAGCAGCAGGCGAAGCCTCTGGTATTCAGCGGCTGTACGAAGGCACGCGTCGATTCTTTGGCTCGCCGTCTGCTGCACGCACGCTCACGCCGGAAGAGATTCAGGCTATGCAAGTTGCCGCTGCCGCTGGTAGGAATACCAAAGCCGCAGAAGACGCCGCAGAGGCTGCGCGTATGGCAGGCGCCATGTCTGGTGAAGCGCAAACGGTTTCGCAGGCAGTTATGGCAGAGCGTCTTGCCGAGCAAGCAGCCAAGGCCCCGTCAGCGGCTGAGCGCATTCAGCTTCTTCAGCAGGCAGAACGTGCGCGGGAAGCTGCCCGGGCAGCTACTGTGGCGTCGCCGAGGGTTGCTGCGGCGCAAACCGCCAAGAACCTTACCGCTGCTGCGGTTGCAAGCGAAGGTGAATCCGGGCGTACAGCGCTGCCCACGATGCTTGAGCAGGCCAGTTACAGCAACGAAGGCCGGAATTACCCCGCACCCATCAAGCGCGAAGACTTGCCCAAGGACGTCAAGAAAGAAGCGATTGCTACCGCCAAGGAAGAGCTTCCCAAGAAAGACCGCAAAGGGTTTACGAACGACGACTTGATTGAAATCGGCCTGCGCATGATGGCTGATCCGGGCCGAAGCGGAGAAGGGTTTGCCGGGTTTTTGGGTTCTGCAGGACGCGCGGGTCTTGGTGCTCTGGCCGCACGCAAGGAGCGCGAGAAGGTCGAGCGCGAGGAAGCCAAGGCGTTGTCTGAAGAGAAATACCGTGCGGCTCTCACGCGCGAAGCCGAGGGCAAGGCGTCGATGTACGAGGAAGGTACCCGAGGCAAGACTGCTGCACTGCAGCAAGCCAACGTGGCGTTTGCCAACTGGGAGAAGGGTCTGTCGGCCCTGCAGAAGTTGGAGATGACCGAGGAACAGCGCAAGGCTAAGTACGACGAAATTTTGCGGCAGACCTTTGCGGCGCTTGGCCTGGAAGCCCCTGGTGGAGTATCATCTAAACCCACCGGGGCGTCCGTTGATACAACCGGGTTTAGAGTTTTGGGGGTACGTAACCCCTAACAATTAGGAAGCGCAGCAATGCCCATTTACAGCGTACAAGGCCCGGACGGGAGAATTTACGATGTGGAGGGGCCAGCAGGCGCTTCCGAAGAACAGATCATTGCTGTAGTCAAGCAGCAGATCGCGCAGCAGCCCAAGCCCTCAGAAGGCGTTCTTGCCGCTGTCGGCAAAGGTGCAGAGTCTGCACTGAGCGCCTTGCGCGCAGGTGTCAAAGGCGTCGTCGCCCCCGAGGAGGCGGCAAGAGAAGCGCGTCTTCGGGAAGAAGACATTCAGCGCCGCTACGCTGAGCAGGTCAGCCTTGACCGGGTCAAGAAAGCCTACCAAGAGCGCGGCCTGCTGCCCGCTGCCGGAGAGGTCATTAGCCAAGTGCCTTATGCCTTGGCTGAGCAGGCGCCCAATATCGCCACCACGCTCGCAAGCGCGCGCCTGGGTGCTATGGCCGGTGCACCGTTTGGTGTCCCGGGGGCTATTGTTGGCGGTATTGCCGGTGCTGTTGCGCCATCGTTCTTCCAACAGGCTGGAGGGAACATTCAGCGCCAAGCCGCTGAGGGCCAACCCATCAGCCGTGCTGCTGCCTATGGTGCAGCCGCTCCGCAAGCCGCCCTGGACGTCGCTGCTACCTTTGTTCCGCTAGGCCGCACTCTGGCCGGTAAGGCGCTGGGCCCCGGTGTTGCCAAGATGCTGGAGAAAGGCGCTGAAGAAGGCGCTGAAAAGCTCGCCAAAGAGACGCTGCTCAAGACGCTGACCAAGGGCACGGCGGTTGGCGCACTGGCCGAAATCCCCACCGAAGTCACGCAGCAGATGCTGGAGCGTGTGCAGGCAGGACTGCCGCTGCTCAGCGAAGACGCGCTCAAGGAGTATGGTGAGACGGCGTACCAGACCAGTCTGCTTGCGCCTATCGGTGCTGCCGGTCGTGTGGCCGAGCGCGGTGCAGCCCGTGAGCGGGTCGAGGTCAGGGAAGAACTTGAGCGTGGCAAGGCGCTGAAAGAGCAGCGCGAGCAGGAGCGTCTGGCCGAAGAAAAGGCTGCGGCGGAGAAGCAGACCCCTGAGTACGCGATCAACTTCATGCAGCAGCATGACGCGCTGCAGAAAGAGTACAACGACCTTGGCGACCTGCTCAAGCAGAAGCTGCCTCCCGGCGCTTCGTTTGCTGAGAAGCAAACCTATGAGGCCCAGAAGAAGCGCCGCAACGAACTGGCGACGCAACTGAAGGAACAGGCGCCCGAGTACAACCGAGTTAAGTCGCTTGTGCCCCCGGCACCGCCGAAGCCGCCTGAACTGACCGACGAACAAAAGCGTATTGCTGCGCTCAGCCCTCTGGAATACCAGATGGAGCAGGCCGGTGTTGACCTTACGTCCCCCCTCGCACAACAGCGGGTGTTTACGGGCGAAGAAGACTTCGGGCTACCCCCCTCACCGGCATTGACGTACGCACAGTCGCGCATCAATCTTGCAAACGAACAGGCGTACGTAGACTCAAGAGAAGCCAATGAGCGCCCTGCGTTCTATGTGGCCTACCTGATGCAAGACCCGGCTATGGCGAAGGCGCTTGTAGAAGCGAACGAGCCAATTCCCGGTCTTAAGAAGCGTGAGAGCAACGCAATTCTTGGTGGGTTGAAGCTGCAACTCGACGCACTTGAAGAGCAGAAGAAGGCTGACGAGGCAGAACGCCAAGAGAAAGCGGCTGCACGCACGGCACAACAAGAACAAGCTCGCTTGGCTTTTGAGGCCAGCACTGCCCCGCAGCAAGACGTTGCGGGCTTCCAGCGCAGCATGGGCGATGTTGTCCCCCGTCCTGAGTTTGCGCTGCCAAAGGAAGCCGAAGACCTCATCGATAGGATGATGGCAGCGACGGAGCCTGCGCAGCAGAACCGCGTGATGGCCAGTCTGACGCAGCAGCTTTCAATGGCTCCGGCCACCATGCGCTACGACCGCGCGACGGCACTCCTGCGCGATGTGCAGGAGAAGGCCAAGACTGCTGAAGGCGACGAGAAGGTTCGCCTTGAGCGCCGCGCCGATCAGCTTCAGCGTGCACAGAACGCGCTTGGCAAAGAGGTCAACCGCAGGCTGTTCGACATCACCACCGATCTCGGGGAGCAGGGGCTTGTCCCGCGCAACGTCCTCAAGCCCACGGGCGAAGCCCGCCGCGCCAAGGGCGAGTTCCGTCTGTTTGGTGAGGCTGAGCCTGCTGCGCGTGAAGTTACCCGCGAAGACCTGCAAGAGCGCCTCACCCGGGCGATGGCCAGTAACAAACTGTCGGACGAGGCGTACGAGTTCCTGAGCCGGATGGAGCGTTCGCTCCCTGAGAAAGACCGTGAGGTTGCAGAACTAGAGCAGGTTCCCGGCGCGTTCAAACCGGGCGTTACATACACGACTGGTGCCACTACGCCAGGATATGTAATTGCCAAAAGCGGGGAAGAAGCAAAGATTTCCTATCCTGCGCGCTTGGAAGACGGCAGCGAAGTTACGGTAGAGATCATTCGCCCTGTTGACGAACAAAGAAACATTAAGCCTGACGTGGCTGATGTGCGTGTGCGGCAAGGTAAAGAACTTCCCCTGGTAAATCTTGGTAAGCAAGGAAAACAAACCGACGAGCAGATTCTCAAAATGCTCGTAGATATTGAGCAGATTGCAAACGTAACCCGTCCGAAAAAGATAACACCTGAAGGTGAAGCAGCCGCGCCTACACGCAGCCTTTTCCGCCTGCTTGATGAACAGCTTCGTCGTATTGAAAGCGGCGAAGAGGGCATGGCGCGTCCTGGCGCAGGTCGCAAGACTACGTTGCAGGCATTCCCTGCTGAGGGCCGCGCGGACGTGGCCGCTACTGAAAGTGCTACGGCAGAAGACATCATAAAGCAGGCGCTGTATCAGCAGAAGGTCAACGCAGGCATGAAGCCCGAGCAGGCGCGTGCTGAGTCTTTTGCTGACTTTGAAGAAGGCCGAGTGCCCGAGAACTTGCGCAAAATGGCGCAGGCCAAGGCTGCAGTAACCAAGCGTCCCGCACGTGACTTTACGCCCACTCGCGTTGAGGGCGATCAACTTGTTCCCGGCACTCTTCGCGGCCCCAGCACCAAGGCGCTGCCGCTGTCTCTCCAGGCCGAGCTTGAGCCGTTTGTGGAGCAGGCCGAGCGTGGACGCGAAGGTGAGATGGGGCAGACGAGCTTGTTCCCCGAAGAGCAGGCCAAGATCGTCACCGAGCGCGCTACCCCTGGTCGGTTCCAGCGATTTCTCGACAGCGCAGAGGCTGATCGTCTGCGCAAACAGTTTGAACCCGACGCTAAGAAGTTGGGGCGGGCGCGTAATCAGCTTGACGAACTGAACGAGAAGATTGCCAAGCTCAACGCGGTCATTGCCGATATTGAAGCCGTGCGGGCAGAGATGCTGCCTGCCACGCAGATTCGGGCGCTCAAGAAAGAATTGAGTGCGCTTGAGTCCCTTGAGATTCCTGAGACGGCTACAGTTTCAGGAACGACGGGTATCACCGACCGCATCGCTGCAATCCGCGAGTACTTGAAAGTTGCCGAGGAGCAGCAGGCAAAACTGCGTGCAGCCGAGAAACAGTTTGGCAGCGCCGGACTTGACCCCGATTCGCTGCGCAGAGAACTGGCTAACGTGCAGGAAAACTTTGGCAGCGTGCTGACCGCAGTGGCGCGCCAGGGTGAACTGGGTGCCGCGCTTGTCGAACTCAAGATTCCGCGCAATCAAGCGTCGGACTTCATCGACAAGTTCAACATCTCTGACAAAGACAAGTCGCTGCTCAAGGAGCAGCTTGTTGCGGAAGAGGGCAAGACCGCTGTCGGCAAACACATCAACGCGCTGACCCAACAGTTCGACGCAATTGGTGCGGCACTGGCGCGTGTTGACGCAATAGCGCGTTTGACCAACGCCGAACTCAAAGCCTATCAGTACGAAAGCCAGGAAGCGGTGGATCGCGCTGCGCTTGCCGCAGCCAAAAAAGAACTGCGTTCTGCCCAAGCGGCGGCATCCAAGCTGACCAAAGAGATTGGCTCCATCGAGGGGCGTACAGCCGCGCAAGAGGCGGCGGCGCGGCGCGCAGCAAACGCCGCCGACAGAGCCAAAGCCGATCTCAAGCGCACCGAAGGCTACCTTGCGCAGCAAGCTGCGCTTGAGCGTCAGCAGAAAGCGCCGGAGGGTGTGGATCGGTTTGGTCAGCCCCTGCGATCAATGGCGTACGACCCCATTACCGACGCACAGCGCGCGGCACGGGATGACGACACGCCCACTATCTTGGCCGACGAGATGCGGCAGGTGCGGGGCAATCCGCAGCAAGTGCTCAAGGGCTATCGCGCCTACATCACCACGATCACCAAGGCGTTGAAGGAAGCCTACGACAAGGCTCGTGCGCAGACCGTTGAAGGAGTAAAGGAGCGAGCGCCCTACGAAGCTGCGTTGCGTGCATATAGTGCGGCTAAGACGTCACAGGCTCGCGCCAACTTGATGCCTATTGTTAATGCACTAGAGAAGGCATACAACGACGCGGTCACCAACGCGCTTAACGCCCGGGTAATGCCCAAGGGTCTGGTTGGCTATCAAGCAGCACTGTCTGAGATGCTGCGTCGTGAGGCGTGGCTGAAGGGGCTGGTTGATCGTGGCGAAGTAGAAGTCGCTGAGCCGCCCAAGCCGCGCAAGCGCAAGACCGAAGCCGAACTCAAGGAAATTCAGGACGTCCTGAATCAGAAAGAACTTGCCGAGGCTGCGGCACGTGAAGGCGCGCCCAAGCTGGATATCACCGCCACAACTAAGTCGGAGATTGAGAAGGAGCGCAAGCCCAAGGGCACGCGCTACAGCAGCAAGGGCGTGGGGCAAGAAACGGCAATAACGACAGAGGCCGCGCGGATTAAGCGGGAAAAGCAGGCGCTTCTGAAGAAAACGCCAACTGCCAAAGAGAAGGCTCGACTTGCCGAACTCACCCTTGTTGAGCAGGCTCGCGACAAGCAAGAGCGCAAGGAGCCGCTGACTGAACTGGAGCAGATGCTGCTGACGGATTACCGTCGCAGCCGCAAGCCCACCAAAGAAAGCGAAGTCGAGCGTCAGCGCCGCGAAGAAGAGGGCGAAGAAGAACTCACCAGTGAAGAACTGGCAGAGAAGGCGCTTGAGCAGGAGCGCGCTGAGTTTGACGCTGAAGAAGTTGCGGACACCGGCATTCTGAAAACCGGAACCGAAGACCTCGACGCACTGTTTGATAAACCTGACACGCTGCAGCAACTGGCTGCGACTGCGTCGCAAGGGCCTGCGCTGAAAGAAGATGTTGATAGCGAGAAGAGCGCAGCGGTCGTTGCAGCTAACGTGGCAGATACGGGCAGCACCGAGATTGCCCGCGCTGTTGCAGACCGACTGAAGCTGCTCCTGGGCAACACCCGCGTCGAAATCGTCAAAGACCTGCGTGACCCGGATGGGCAGGCAGCATACGGTCAGGCTGCGGCTGACGGTTCCTTCATCCGCCTGGATGCCAAGTACGGTCTGAACGAGCGCACGTTCATCCACGAAGGCGTCCACGCTGCCACCGAGCGCGTCATCCAGATGCCGGAAGACCAGCTTACGGATGACCAGCGCCGCGCCAAGCGGGAACTGGAAGAACTCTTCGAGGCGTATAAGAAGTTACGCGGTGCGACAAACGCGAACGCCAAAACATCTTTGAGTGAGTTTGCGTCTGAGGCGCTGTCTGACGACGTGATGCAGGCAGAGATGCGGCAGCAGAAGTGGACGCTGCGCCACATGTGGGACTCGTTCAAGAGCGCACTGCTGCGACTGCTCGGCATCAAGACGCCGGAGAACATGCTCGAAGCCACGTTGGCTGCGGTTGATAACCTGATGACGAAGGTGCCGCGTCCGACCCAGGCTGACAACGCGCTGTTGGCGCCGAAGATGCTCAATCGTCCGCGCAACCTGAACCCGGCCCTGGCCGAGGCGGATGCGTTCGGGCGCAGCATCGTTGCGGGCAACCAATCTTGGTGGCAACCCATCCGCGCCAAGTCCAGCGGTCTGGCGATGGAGACGGGTCTGGTAGATCGTTTTGCCGGGTTCGAGCGGCTGTCCAAATACATGGACAAGCTCAAGGGTACGCAGATGATGTACTACCTGCGCATGTACGACCAGCGCATGAACTTCACGGCGCAGTCTGTGGCCAACGGCGCACTGGACGTCCGCGAAGTCCAGCGTAGGGATGGTGAGCGCGAGTTTATTGTCGAGAGCCAGACTGGCCCCAGCCTGCGGCAGGTGGCAACTACGCTTAAGGGTGCAGCACGCCTTGTCGGCGATGTCGATGCTACGAGCCGTCTGTTCACCCTGTATCTGGCCGCAAAGCGCGCTGAGCGTGTGGGCTTCGACAAGCTCGACCTGCGCGACCCCAAGATCACTGAGCAGAAGCTGCGGGATACCGTGGCTCAGGTTAGGTCTGTCGAGGGGCTGCAGGACATCTTCGACAACGCTCGGGATATCTACAACCAGTACAACGAGAACCTCGTGCGCTTCGCCCAAAAGGCGGGCGTGTTGAGCAAGAAAGACGCAGACGCACTGCTTGCATCCAAGGACTACATTCCCTGGTACCGCGAGCGCAACGGCGTTGCTGAACTGGCGCTTGGTGGGCTGACTCCGATCAAGCTGGGCAACGTCAAGGACATGCCGCACCTGCAGGAGTTGGTGGGCGGCGATAAGCCGATCCTCGACTTCATGATCAGTTCGGTGCAGAACACCAATATGATGGTGGACTTGGCGCTGCGCAATCTGGCCACTCGCAACGCGATGTTCGAGTTGCTTGATCTGGGCATGGCCAAGATCACATCCAAGCCTGTTGACGGCCCGGAGGTTGTGCGGTTCAAGCACAACGGCGAAGACCGCTACGCGGTTCTTGAAACCGATACTGTTGAAGTCGGCGGTAAGAAGGTCAACACGGGCGTCAACGCGGACATCCTGGTCAAAGGCATGGAGGGCATCCCGCTCCAGACCACGGGCATCCTGCGCGCCGTTACGATTCCGACGCAGTTGCTGCGCCGCGCTGTGACACTGAACCCGCTGTACATGGTGCGTCAGTTGATGCGTGACTCACTGGCCGCTTCGATTGCGTCTGGTGCTGACTTCCCGCCCGTGCTGGGCGCGCTCCGTGAGATTGAGAGTTCTGCCAAGGGCACGCTTGAGCGGCGCGGCATCACCGGTGGGCAGATGTTCACGGGCACGCAGGAAGACCTGAGCAAGATCATGCGTGATCTTGTCGGGGGCCGGTCAGCCCTTACCAAGACCCTCGGCGCGCTGGAGTGGGCGGGTATGGAAGCTGACGCTTTGACCCGCCGCGCTCAGTACAACAGCTACATCAAGCAGGGCATGTCCGAGATGGAGGCCACGCTGCTCTCGCTGGAGTCGATGAACTTCAACAAGCGCGGCGCGTCGCCCAGTGTCCACATGGCGAACTCCTTGTACCCGTTCTTCAACGCGCAGGTGCAGGGCCTGAACGTGCTGTACCGGGCTATGTTCGGCCAGATTACGGCAGGCGAGCGTGCTCGGATCAAGGCTAAGCTCATCACGCGCGGCGCCATGCTGATGGCGGCTACCCTGGCCTACGCCCACGCAATGCAGGACGACGAGGCATACAAGAACGCACTGCCTGCTGAGAAGTACGGCAATTGGTTCATCCGCCTTCCCGGCGTGTCGGAGCCCCTGCGCATTCCGATCCCGTTTGAAATCGGCTACATCTTTAAGGCGTTGCCCGAGGCGCTCTACAACACCATCGTCAACGAGCGTGGCGGGGAGCAAGCCAAGGAGGCACTGCTCGGCATCTTGCGAAACACCATCCCTGGCGGCTCTGCTTACTTCATCCCGCAAGCCATGAAGCCCGCCATCGAGGTAATGACCAACTACTCGATGTTTACCGAGCGCCCGCTGCTGTCGGCCAAGGAGCAGGCACTGCTGCCGGAGTATCAGTACCGCGAGAAGACGACCGAACTGGCCAAGCTCTTCGGTGGTGCGGCGGGCGTCAGCCCCATCAAACTGGAGGCGCTCATCAGCGGCTACTTCAGCACGATGGGTATGGCGCTGCTGCAGGCGGCAAGCCTGCCGATTCCCACAAAGGACACGCCGGAGAAGGCCACCAAGCGCCTGTCCGACATGCCGGTGGTTGGCAGCGCCTTCCAGCCCAACGATGCCCGGTGGGTCATCAACAGCACCTA